CGCCCCGACCGCCCCGAGACGGGCTATGGCTGGCTTGAGCTTTCGACGCCCACGCCCGATTTTGCGCCCCTGCCGCAACCCCTTCGCAGCTTTGTCGAAAAGCCAGATCTGGTCAAGGCCGAGGCGCTGCTGGCTCGTGGCATGCACCTTTGGAACGCAGGGATATTCCTGTTCTCCACCTCCACGATCCTTGATGCCTTTGCAGCCCATGCGCCAGAGGTTCTGACGGCCACTCGTGCGGCCCTTGAGGCCGCGGAAAAGGACCTGTCCTTCACCCGCCTCGCCCCCGCGCCTTGGGCCGGCCTCCCCGATATTTCAATCGACTACGCCGTGATGGAGCGCGCGCAGAACCTGACCGTCGTTCCCTATGCGGGTACATGGTCAGATCTTGGCGATTGGCAGGCAGTCTGGCGCGAGGCTGAGGCTGACACCTCCGGAACCGTGACAACTGGCCCAGCTACTGCGCTTGACTGCCAAGATACGCTTTTGCAGGCGACGAGCGAGGCGCAGCAGCTTGTCGGCATCGGCCTGAAAGACATCATCGCTGTGGCCATGCCCGACGCCGTTCTGGTTGCCCACAAGGACCGCGCGCAAGAGGTCAAACAGGCCGTCGCCGCGCTGAAAGCCAAAGCCGCGCCGCAGGCCGAAACGCTCCCCCGCGACTACCGCCCCTGGGGCTGGTATGAGAGTCTCGTCATCGGCCCGCGGTTCCAGGTGAAGCGCATCGTCGTCCACCCCGGCGCGGCTCTGTCGCTCCAGAGCCACCACCACCGCGCAGAGCACTGGATCGTCGTTGAAGGCACTGCCAAGGTGACTGTAGACAGCGAGGTCAAGCTGATCGCCGAAAACCAGTCCGTCTACATACCCCTCGGCGCCATCCACCGGATGGAAAATCCGGGAACAGTGCCGCTAACCTTGATCGAGGTCCAAACCGGCAGCTATCTGGGCGAAGATGACATCATTCGCTACGAGGACGTCTATGCCCGGGGCAAAGGAGCTAAAGGATGACGGCTCTTCGTCCCAAGAAGATTGTCGTTGTAGGTATTGGTTACGTTGGTCTGTCGAACGCAGTCTTGCTCTCACAGCACAACGACGTCACTGCCGTTGACCTCTCGTCTAAACGCGTTGACATGGTTAATGCGCGAAAGTGTCCTATTATTGACGCTGAATTAGAAGAGTTCCTTTCAAAGCGCACTCTGAATCTTTACGCCACAACAGACCTAATGGCTGCGTTGGTCGGCGCTGACATTGTCGTCATTGCTACACCCACAGACTACGATCCCAATACAAATTATTTCGATATTTCGTCTGTCGAGAAAGTTGCCTTCGTCGCTTCGCAGCGCGCCCCAGATGCGACAATTGTCATCAAATCGACAATTCCGGTGGGATGCGTTGAAAATCTGCGAAAGCTGACGGACAACCCAAATATCATCTTCAGCCCCGAATTTTTGCGCGAGGGACGCGCTCTGTATGACAATTTAAACCCCAGTCGGATCATTGTGGGAGACACGTCGGAACGTGCACAGGAATTTGCGCAATTGCTTATTCAAGGTGCGGAGAAGGCTGACATTCCAGTACTGTTTACTGGGCCCTCTGAGGCTGAAGCTATCAAGCTTTTTGCCAACACCTATCTCGCGATGCGCGTGGCCTTCTTTAACGAATTGGACAGCTATTCAATTGCTCACGATTTGAACTCGCGCCAAATTATAGATGGGGTTGGCTTGGATCCCAGGATTGGAAGTCACTACAACAATCCCTCATTTGGTTACGGCGGTTACTGCTTGCCGAAGGATACCAAGCAGCTTCTCGCCAACTATTCGTCTGTGCCGCAAAACCTTATTACGGCCATTGTCGACGCCAACCGCACGCGCAAAGATTTCTTGGCAGAACAAATACTATCGAGAAGCCCGAAAGTAGTGGGCAGCCGCAGGGTCAGGCAGATCAATTCGACCTACCAATTGTGCTGTGTCCAGCCAGCGGCGCCAAATCGGTCGGCAGAGCTGATGCGCAATCACCCCGTGCTGCAACTGTTGCACGCGCCGGCGGAACTCAACCAGTTCTGCCCTCAGGCTGGAATAGTTCGCCTGCCGCACATCACCGGTCACCAAATGATATGGCAACCCCAGTGAGGCAGACACCGCAAGCAGCGTGCGATATTGAAACGCCTCATAGCCACCACCAACATCCGCGGGGCTTGAGAACTTCACATCCTCGCCCGGCAGCAGAACCTGCATGGTGCCGGGCTCAAGGCTAGCCATGGCTGCGCCATCAAGATCCGCCTCGCCCTCGCCCATCATCGGATCTTCCGGCGCTGTCTTGGTGATGAAGCCGGCAAACATTGCTGCTGTCTTTTTGCGATCTAGTTCGGCGTCATCATACTGATCAAGCAGGAACAACCGCACCATCGCGGGCGCAACATGGGGCAAGCCACGGATCTGACCCGCATCAATGGGGCGGTAGATGTGTAGAACATCTTCGGCTGGCACGCGCACGGTTTCCGGTATCGCGACGCGGTGATCCGTGCTGTCGCCAGGATGACGCCTGCGGAAATGATAAGCCACCCGCCGACCGATTAGGTCAAACTCGATCCCGCAGCGGATGCGATTGCCATTCGGAGCGGTCTCCGTTTTCTCGAATGGCAGCATTTCCGATTGTAAGAGCTGCAACTGCAGCGGAACTAGCAAGCCATCTTCGGCCCGTCGAGGACGCATCCGCACGAAGCATTCACCCGCAACAAACATTTCGCGCGCAACCATCGCCTGCAGACCATAAAAATCCGTCAGCCCGTCGGCATCCGCCTCATCGGTCCAAGCAAGCCAAAGCCGCTGGACCTCATCACGTAATGCTGCATCCTCAATCAGTGAGGACGGCTTAATTCCATCCCCCACCATGTTGGATGCAAAGGCCTCGCAGGCATTCGCCGCATAGCCGTTCGTCACCACCAGTTCACGCGAGCGGGCCAGCAACTTTGGCCCACCCGATGCCACCAACGCATTGATGTTTTCAAGCGGCGGGTTCCAGCCCCGCAGCCGGCGTTTTGACATCGCCCCTTCAAGACGCGCACGCATCGCTTTGGGGCCGCCCGGCTTGGAGCGACGGAACGTGTCCAGTAACCCCATGTGTTAGAGCCCTTTAGATGTGAGAATGCGCACCTGCCGTACGACCCGCCGTCCTTCGAGTGTGGCGATTTCGCGATCCAACCCTTCAATGGCGCGGTCGATTTCAGCCACGCTGCGGTAATCCACGGTTTTGCCGTCATAGCTGACCCGCGCGACGCCGGAGGAACGTTGGACTGCGAGCGCCTCGCGGCGGGTGCGAAGTTCAGAAATTGTGGCCATTTATCACCCCATGTAAGTCGACCGCATTGTCCGCCTCCGCGCAGACGGGCGCGGCGATGATTTCACAGCCACGTCACCCGCAGGCCCAGAGGCCTCTACTGCGAGTTGCCGCTCCAATTCCAACCACCGCGCCTCTGACCAGCGATCCGCCCCAAGTATCCACGCTGCTGCTCGCGCATAAACCCGGCAGTCCAACGCCTCATTGCGCTCGCGTAGCTTCTGCCACTCCAATCGGGCAAAGCCACGTTTCGTGCGCACCGTGATCAGTTGTTCGGCCGTAAATTGCTTCAACCACTCGCCGTCCGCCCATTTTGGCAGATGGATGGTTCCAGGCGGGCAAGGATGCCCAGCCTCGATTTCCTCCCGCGTCGGTCTATCCTGCCGCAAATAGCGATAGGTCTCGGTCTTGAAGGTAGAGGTAGCGACCGTCCAAAGCCGCGCTCCGCGCCGCAGCCGTTTGCCCGCGATGGTCGCGTCCACATAAGTCGGGCCGGTGACCGGGCTCGAGCGATTGAATCCCTCTACGCCTTTGACCGGGGCCACCTGCGCGAAGCCGACTTGTCGCGACCAGGCGTATACCGCGCTGGTCTCGTAGCCCGTGTCGATGGCCAGGCGGGCCAAGGTCATTGGCTCACCGGAGGCATGCGCCCATGTCTGGCCGAGCAAATTGGTCAGCTGCTGCCAACACGCTGTGTCGCTGGGCCCACCTTCGATAACGAGGTGATCGACCAGCCAGCTTTCCAGCCCGCGGCCCCAGGCCCAGACATCGACCTCGATGCGATCCTTTTGAACGTCCGCTCCAGCGGTCAGGAACAAGGCCCGCTCTGGAACAGTGCCTCCCTCCAAAGTCTCGCGCTGGTCCGCCAAGCGCTGCCAGTCCGGCGCCTCACCCGTCTCGACCCACGTCTCGCCGAGGATCGTGTTGCGAAACGCTTTGATCGCCTCATCCGACCCCTGGGCTGCATCCCAAGCTCGCACGATCCTCTCCCAGCTCAGCCAGCCGATGGGCGAATAGAGCGCCGAGAGGTGATAGCCGACGGTATTCGGGTCCGCTGCCGTGGCGGTTGCGCGCCATTCGCCAGCCTCCAGCATCGCCGTCTTGTGATGCTCCGCTATGGGCTGCTCGCAGCCATCGCAGTGATATTCCGCTGTCTCGGGACGCCCCTTCTGCCAACGCAGTCGTTCGAATTTGAGCCACTGCATCGCGCCACAATGCGGGCATGGGACAAAAAACCGACGCTGATCACTGGCCTCATAGTCCCGTTCAATCCGGCTCATGCCGCGAATGGTCGGGGTTGAGACCAAGAACACCTTGCGCCGATGGGCGAAGGTCAGCGAACGCGCTTCCGCCAGCGTAACCGGATCACCCTCATCGTCAGCGGACGCCGGATAGGCATCGACCTCGTCGAGGAAAATGTAGCGCGCCGGGGTCGAGCGCAGCCCTACGGCCGAGTTTGCCCCGGTCATGATCAGAATACCGCCCGCGAATTCTTTAGACAGCATCGTGTTGCCCGCGTCACGAGAACGCGCCGGTTTGACCCGCTCCCGCAATTCCGGGCTCTCATCGATCAGCGGATCAATCCGCTGACGTGAGTTTCGTTTCGCCAATTCCACCGTTGGCTGGACCGCCAGCATAGGTCCTGGCGCCTGATGGATCGCAAAGCCAATCCAGTTGTTGCCCGCTTCCGTCGCGCCGACCTGCGCTGCCTTCATGAACACGATCCGCTGTGCCCGGTCGCCGGGCGAAAGCCTGTCCATGATCTCAGCCATGTAAGGCGTGCGGGCCGTTCGATAGCGACCAGGTTCTGCCGACGCGCGCCCCGACAGCATCCGGTGTCGGTCTGCCCATTGGGAGACGGTCAGGTCCGCATCCGGCGTGAGACCTGCGCCCCAGGCACGCAGGATTTCTGTCGCGCCATCGAAATCCGGCATATCGTCCGCATCATCGGAGATCAGGTTTGACCTCGGCAAGATCGTCGAGCTGGGCACGGACATGTTTTTCCAAAACTTTCTGCATTGCGGCGGGCTCAACGCCCAAATCTGCCGCCATCAACGCGGCCGCCCGCGCGGGCCAGTTGACCCAGACATCACGCTCCTGCCGCGCCAGCCGAAAAACCAGCGACAGTGCGCGAGCCCGATCGATCAACTCGCCTTTCAGCTTTTGCAGACGCAGACGACGTTCCTGCGCCTTCAGCACTTCATTGGCCGTCTTGGCCTGCAAAAAGGTGGTGCCACCACTATTTGCCGGAGCCTCAAGCCCCTGTTCCTTCAGAGTGTCACCGACTGCCGAGACAGCCGCCTCCGACACAGGCTTGCGTCTTGGCTGCAGCTTCTTGCGGGTTTTGGATGGGTCGGTTGCTTCAGCACGCAAGGCATCGCTTGAAACCGCATCGATGCTGCCATCGTCGTGCAGCACCAGCCGTCCTGTTGCCTTGGCCTTCTGGATTGCACCGCGTGAAAGACCAACACGGGTGGCGTATTGGCGCTCGCTCAAACCCTCCATTGCGCGCTCCGATTATCATTTAAAATCATGTGCTTATGTCGTTGATAAGCCTCCGCAGTAGAGCGAATGTGGTCTCACGAAAACGATGTAACTCACCACCGCGCTCAAGCAGCGCAGCGGTCGCACAAAACCAAGGAGCCGCCACGATGACCAGATTGAACCCGATCGCCACGCCTCGCCACCAACTGCGCGCCGAGAAGGCCGCGGGGAACAAGGAGGCAGCATTGAACGCCTTCCTTGGCAAGAAAGCTGAGATCGACAACAGGTGCTGTCAGACGAATGAGAACTCGCATCGGATTGCTTGCGCAGCTTTAATCTATGCGCTCAATAGTTGGCGCCACTCAGTAAGAGCGGCGGTTCGATTGATCTTGAAATTGTCT